AGCGTGCTGGCACGCGCCACGCAGCGCCTGGCCGACGCCTCGCAGCGGACCGCCGCCGGCTACCAGCGGCAGGCCGACCGGCTGCGGAAGGCGATCAAGGCGCGGGCGAAGCGCGGGGAGGGTAGGGCATGACCGGTACGGACCTGTTCGGCGCCTACGTGCGCAGCGAGCTGGAGCATTGGGGCGTGGAGTTCGCGCTTCACCGGGACTGCGAGTACCTCGGTCACCAGTCGAAGAACCTGCTGCAGTTGCTGATCGACCACCGCGGTGAGATGCCGCCGCCGAACACCGGGTTCAAGCCGCTGGAGACGGACGCGCGGGCGCAGCGCATCGAGGACATCGTCGCCGACATCGCCCGCACGGACGTCACCCTGGCGGCGGTGCTCAGGGCGTACTACTGCGGGAAGGGCCGGCGGAAGGTGGAGCGCTGGGAGCAGGCGAACCTGATGCTGCTGGAGCTGGGGCAGCGGCCGGTGTCGGTGCGGAGCTACCTGACGGTGGCGGAGCTGGGGTTTCAGCGGGTGCGGGGGAGGCTCGAAGGTATGTCGGTAGCTGCGTAGCCGCGGCAGAGATACGATTGCTTCTGAGAAGAGCAATCAAGGGGGTCACAAAATGTTGCTGAACGAGGTCTTCGGGGTCGCCCGCGATCAAGTCGCGAGTTACATCGAGCGCGATGCTGTTGACGCCGCACTTCAAAACGCGCTGGCGGGGTCCCGTCAAATCGTGATCTACGGATCATCGAAGCAAGGGAAGACCAGCCTGCTCCAACGTCACGTGGAAGCTGATGATCGAATCACGGTCCACTGTGGTCCGACGATGACGGTCGAAGACATCTACCGTTCGCTGCTGCGCCAGCAGGGCGTTGAAATCGTGACTGAGAAGAGCGCTGAACAGGGCCGGGAGCTTTCCGCGTCGGTTTCCGCCAAGTTTAAGGCAATGCTGCCCTTGTTTGGCGGCGGCGAGGCTGAGGCTACTGGCGGCGCATCCGCCACGCGGGCCGATGGTGAGCAGCGTACGCCTATTGAGTTTAATCTCGCGAATGGACAGGACGTGGGCGAGCTACTACTCAAGGTTGGCTCTGAGAGAAAGTTCCATGTTCTTGAGAACTTCCACTACCTGACGGACGACGCTCAGAATCAGCTAGCCTTTGACCTGCGGACCTTTGAAGAAATGGGCCTGCGGTTCGTCATCCTCGGCGTATGGCGCGAGCGCAATAGGCTCGTGCAGTACAACGGCGACCTACAGGACCGTGTGGCGGAGGTTCCGGTTGAGCCGTGGTCAGACGCAGATTTTGAGCGCGTAGCGGAGAAGGGAGAGAGGGCGCTCAATATTTCGATTGCACCCGAACTGAAAGCGAAAATCTTCGCAGAGGCCCACGGCTCGATCGGTGTAGTCCAGGAGCTCCTCAAGAAGCTCTGCGAGCTGGCGGGCGTTAACGAGACGATGCCGGCCCCCTTTCCGATAAGCGACAGGGAATTGCTTGCGGAGGCGATCGAAGCGAAAGTTGCAGAGTATGCGAGCCGTCATGTACGAAGCTTGGAGGCCATCGCTGCAGGGTCCCGCTCACGTCGAGCCACAGAGGAAACTGCAGCCCTTTTCCTACCGTACTACTTGGTGTTTGTATTGGTTAATCGCTCCTACGCGGAACTCCGTGACGGGATTGAACGAAAGACACTCCAAGAACTCATTCGCGCGATACACACTCATCCCGATAATGTGCGGACTTCTGACGTAACTGGGATGCTGTTGCGTCTGCCGAAACTCCAGGCAGATGCCAAGATTAAGCCTCCTCTGTTCGATTTCGACCCCGGATCGCGGCGCGTGAAGATCGTGGACTCTACTCTGTACTTCTTCATCGACAACTGTGATCCAGACGACGTGATGGCGGAGATACCGCATCCCGATCCCGAGAGGAGTACGGCGCAGAGACAAGGCTGAAGTACCGGTTGACAGGTGCGCACCTCCAGCGTAGCTTTCGCGGCACGCTGGGCAAAGTGCCCATTGCGAACGGCTCGCCCTCACCGGCGGGCCGTTCTCGTTTCCGGGGTTCGGGGCGCGAACGGCGCCCGAGGCAAGGGCCGGCAGAGAGCCGGCCGCCCCGACCAACCAACGCCCGCCGCCCTCGCCAGAGCAACCCTCGTGACCAGCTGGGACGCGGGGCGGGCACCTATTCTCCGAGGCTGTGCACCGATGAAGGACCCCATCACCCAAGACCTGGCGGTTGGTCTGGCAAAGATCGCGCCGCCGGTGGCGGTGGCGGTCACCAGCACGACGACCAGCATCACGCTCCAGGATTGGGTGCTCATCACGACGATCGCCTACGGCGTGGTGCAGACCAGCCTGACCATTGTCCGCGGCTGGGGCGACTGGCTGACCTGGTGGGGTGGGCGGATGGCGGATCTGCGCCGCGGCTGGGACTGGGCGCGCCGCCGCTGGGCGAGGTTCCGCGGCCGTGGCTGAGGTCAAGACCAAGGCGGTAGGGGGCGGCATCGCGGCCGTCGCCCTGGGCGGTGCGCTGGCCCTGGCTGCCCCGATCATCCAGCGATGGGAGGGCGTGCGGTACGAGCCATACCGGGACAGCGTGGGCGTGCTGACCGTCTGCTATGGCCACACGAAGACTGTGCAGGCCGGAAAGCGCTACACCAAGGCCGAGTGCGACGCGCTGCTGGCGCAGGACATGGCGGAGGCCAATGCCTACGTCCGCCAGTGCATCGGGGTGCCGATGCTGCGCCAGATCGAGGCTGCACTGACCAGCGCGGCCTTCAACCTCGGGCCGCAGGTGGTTTGCGGCTCCACCCTACAGAAGAAGGCGAAGGCCAACGACTGGCCGGGCGCCTGCGCTGAACTGGGCCGCTGGAAGTACGCCGGCGGCCGGGAGTTGCGCGGGCTGGTCCTGCGCCGCGCCGACGAGCGCGCGCTGTGCGAGGGCCGTGCCCTGTGGGGGGGCGAGTCGTGACCTGGCGCCCGGCCGCGGTGCTGCTGCTGGTGGCCCTGTCCTTCTGGGCTGGCTGGTCCTGGCGTGGCGCACGCGCCGAGGCCGTGGAGGCCGGCCTGCAGCGCGACGCTGCCCAGGCCCGGGTCGCCGCGGAGCAGAGCGCCCGCGCCACTGAACACGCCGCCGCGGCCATCTTGGCTGAGGTCGGCGCACGCCACGAGGAGGACCGCGCCGATGCGGAAACCGTACCTACTGCTGTTGCTGCTGATCTGCGCGCCGGCATTCTCCGGCTGCGCCGCGAATGGGCCGGGTGCGAAACCCAGCGCCTGTCCGACGCTGCCGCCGCCGCCGCCGAACGTGATGCGCTCGCCGCAGAACGAGAGCGCCTTGCGGGCGCTGTTGTTCGAGTCGGCCGAGACGCCGACGACCAGATCCGAGCCCTCCAGGCCGTGATCCGCGCGTACCGCGAGGAGCAGGAGCTATGAGCACCATCGGCCGGGTCAGCAACGCGTTCGCCTCCGCACACGACCGCACCCGCGTCCACTGCGTTCGCATCTACCCGGGCGAGTCACGCCGGCTGCTGGTCAGCTTCAACGGCGTGATACCCAAGGGCGAGCGGATCATCAAGGCCACGTTCCGCCAGGTGTCCGCTTGCAGCGTGGCGATGGCCGACCCCCAGCTGGAGCGCGCCGGCCGTGCCGCCTCCGTCCAGCTCACGGCCGCATACCGCGGCTGCCAGCCGATCAAGGTCACCGTCCAGACCGACGCCGGCAACGCCTACGTGCTGATGGCCGTGGCCGAGGTCAAGGGCGGGCCCTGGTTCGGCGACGAGGAAACCGCGGCCGGGCCGACCGAGCTCACCGTTACCGATACCCCATGACCGCGCAGTACGACCGTTCCATCGCCGACGAGATCCTGCGGCGAGTGGCCGAAGGCGAGCCGCTCCGCGCGATCCTGCGCAGCGACGAGCGCTTCCCGGGCAAGTCGGTGTTCTACACATGGCTGGAAGCCGACCCGGACCTCAAAGCGAGGTTCCGGCAGGCCCGGGAGGAGGGCGCCGACGCGATCGCGGAGGAGTGCCTGGAGATCGCCGACGACGGCACGAACGACTACGTGATGGGCAAGGACGGCCTGGTGCTGGACGCCGAGCACATCCAGCGGTCGAAGCTGCGCGTCTGGACCCGCCTGCAGCTGCTGGCCAAGTGGTTCCCGCAAAAGTACGGCGACAAGGTCGCCATGGAGCATACCGGCCCTGGTGGCGGCCCCGTCCAGACCGTGACCAGGATCGAGCGGCGCATCGTCAAGCCGGAAGGATGAGCGCGCTGGAGATCGAGACGGCGGCGGTGTTCGAGCCGCTGTTGCGGCCGGCGCGCTACAAGGGGGCGTACGGCGGCCGAGGCTCCGGGAAGAGCCACTTCTTCGCCAGCCTGGCCGTGGAGGACGCGCTGGCGTTCCCTGGCGAGGCCGGCGACGGCCTGCGGATGGTCTGCATCCGCGAGGTCCAGAAGTCCCTCAAGCACTCGGCCAAGAGCCTGATCGAGTCCACGCTGGCCAAGTACGGTCTGGGCGAAGCGCAGGGCTTCCGGGTGTTCAAGGAGGTGATCGAGACGCCGAAGGGCGGCCTGATCATCTTCCAGGGCATGCAGGACCACACGGCGGACTCGATCAAGTCGCTGGAGGGATTCCACCGGGCATGGGTCGAAGAGGCGCAGAGCCTGTCGCCGCGGTCGCTGGAGCTGCTCACCCCGACGATCCGCTGGGAAGACAAGCAGCGCGGCCTGCAGTCCGAACTGTGGTTCGGCTGGAACCCGCGGCGGAAGACGGATCCGGTCGACACGATGCTGCGCGGGCCGACCTTGCCGACTGGCGCGGTGGTGGTGCGGGCCAACTGGTCGGACAACCCGTGGTTCCCGTCGGTCCTGGAGCAGGAGCGCCAGGACTGCCTGCGTCGGAACCCCGACCAGTACCCGCACATCTGGGAGGGCGAGTACGCCACGGCCATCAGCGGCGCCTACTACGCGCAGGCCCTGGCCGAGGCGAAGCTGCAGGGGCGGATCGGCAACCTCTCGGCCGACCCGCTGATGACGCTGCGGGCCTACTGGGACATCGGCGGCACCGGCGCCAAAGCGGACGCGTGCGCCATCTGGATCGTGCAGTTCGTGGGGCGCGAGGTCCGCATCCTGCGCTACTACGAGGCGGTGGGGCAGCCCCTGGCAACCCACGTCGAGTGGCTGCGCCGCAACGGCTACGGGAGCGCCCTGTGCATCCTGCCGCACGACGGCGCGGCGCACGACAAGGTCTACCAGACCAGCTACGAGAGCGCGCTGCGCGCGGCCGGATTCGAGGTGCGCGTGCTGCCCAACATGGGCGCCGGCGCCGCGATGACCCGCATCGAGGCTGGCCGGCGGGTGTTCCCGTCCTGCTGGTTCGATGAGCGCGGCACCGAGGCCGGCCGCGATGCCCTGGGCTGGTACCACGAGAGGCGCGACGAGAGCAGGAACATCGGCCTGGGCCCGGACCACGACTGGTCCAGCCACGGCGCCGACGCGTTCGGCCTGATGGCCGTCGACTACCTGAACACGAACCACGAAGCCCCGGACCTGTCGGCCCTGGAGCACTACTCGGTGGACTACTGATGGCAGAGACGCAGAAGCGGGACGCCCTGGAGGAAATGCGGCGCCGCTACGCGCTGGCGTCCGACCACGTCAAGGACGCATACGACAAGTCGCGTGAGGACGTGCGCTTCGTGGACGTCCCGGGCAACCAGTGGGACGCCAAGCTCAAGGCGCGCCGCGGCGACCGCCCGACCTACGAGTTCCCGAAGCTGGCCAGCCACTGCCGGCAGATCATCAACGAGATGCGGCAGAGCCGGCCGCAGGCCAAGATCCGCGGCGTGGAGGAGTCCGACCGGGCCTTGGCCGAGCTGATGCAGGGGATCATCCGCAACATCGAGTCCGTCTCGAACGCGGAGCAGGCCTACGACATCGGCTTCGACTTCGCGGTGAAGGGCGGCATCGGCTTCTGGCGCATCTGCACCGACTACGCCAAGGACGACGACTTCGAGCTGGACATCTTCATCAAGCCGGTCCGCAACCCGTTCGCGGTGAAGTTCGACCCGGCCGCGGTGGAGATCGATCGGCGCGACGCCAACTTCTGCTTCGTGGAGGAGCTGATACCCGTCGAGGAGTTCCGGGCCCGTTATCCGAAGGCCGACCTCCATGACTTCGACGAGGACAGCGCCTGCAAGGACTGGCGCGAGGCCGGCCAGGTCCGGGTCGCCGAGTACTGGGAGAAGGTGCCGCGCAAGCGCCGCTTGCTGGCCCTGAGCGACGGCCGGGTGGTGTTCCTCGACGACATCGCCGGGCAGTCCGGGCTGGGCGAGGAGGAGGCGCTGGAGTTCCTGGCCGCGTCGGGCATCCAGGTGGTGCGGGAGCGCGAGGTCCAGAGCCACAGGGTCCAGATGCGGCTGACCAACGGGCACGAGTGGCTGACCGAGCCCTACGAGTTCCCGAGCAAGTACATCCCCATCGTGCCGGTCTGGGGCAACATCCAGAACATCGACGGCGAGGACGTGTTCTACGGCATGGTCCGCCCGAATAAGGACATGCAGCGCCTGCACAACGTGCACCGCACCGCGGCGATCGAGGCCGTGGCGAAGGCTCCGAAAGCGCCGTTTGTCGTCAAACTGGGGTGGATCAAGGGCTTGGAGCGGTTCTGGCGCAATGCCAACTCCGAGGACTACCCCTACCTGCCGGTCAACGACAGCGCCGACGCGCTGCCGCAGCGCGCCGGCCAGGCCGAGATCCCGGCGGCGCTGCTGCAGCTGGCCGCGCTGGACAACGAGGACATCAAGGCCAGCACCGGCCAGTACGACGCCAGCCTCGGCGCCCGGTCCAACGAGACCAGCGGCCGCGCCATCCTGCAGCGCAAGCTGCAGGGCGCCACGGCCACCTTCAACTACATCGACAACCTGGCCTACGCCATCCGCTACAGCGCAGAGATCCTCGTGGACATGATCCCGCGGGTCTACGACACCCAGCGCGTGGTGCGCGTGCTCGGCGAGGACGGCGGCGCGAAGTGGAAGACCCTGTACCAGGAGGTCGTCGACCCGGCCACCGGCCGGATCGTGGTGATCAACGACATCCGCAAGGGGAAGTACGACGTCACGGTGACGGTGGGCCCGAGCTTCGCGACCCAGCGGCTGGAAGCGGTCGACGCCTTCACCACGCTCCTTGGCCAGATCGGCAACGGCCTGCCGCCGCCGATCTCGGCGCTCATGGCCTACACCGTGGTCAAGAACATGGACCTGCCCGGCGCCGACCAGGTCGATGCTGCATTCCGCAAGCTGCTGGTCCAGATGGGCGTGGTCGAGCCGGGCGAGGGCGACCCGCCACCGAGCCCGCCGCAGCCCGACCCGAAATCCGTGGCCGACGCCGAGGCGAAGGCGGCGCAGGCGCGCAAGGTCAACGCCGAAGCCGACAGCATCACACTGGACAACATGGCGCGGATGAGCGTGATGGCGCCGCCCGACCCCGACCCGTGGGGCCAGTCCCCCGCGGTGAACCCGCAGCCGCCTTCGGGCGGCTTTTTCATGCCCGATCCGGGCGCCCCCGCGGCCTGAGGCCGCCCGCGACCCGCCCGGCTGGCGGGATCCCGAGAGGTTGAGATGACCGACACCACCGAAGCCCTTGCGCAGGGCAGCGGCGGCGAGGCTTTGCCGCCCGCATCCGAAGCCACCCAGAAGGCCCCCGTGCCGAAGAACGACGCGGAGGCCGAGCTGCTGGCCAAGGCCGCCGAGCAGAACAATGGCGAGCCCGAGAAGGGCGAGACGTCCGAGCCCGGCGAGAAACAGCAGGAGGACCAGCAGAAGAAGCGCAACCGCACCACCGAGTACATCAGGCGCCTCCAGGAGGAGAACCGCAGGTTCCGCGAGGAGCTCGAATCCATCCGGCAGCGCCTGCCGCCCGAGCCCAAGCTGGAGCCGCCCAAGCCGGAGGACTTCTACACCGACCCCGCCGGCTACGCCCAGCGGGTCGCCGAATACACCGCGCATCAGGAGCGCGAGAGGCTCCGCCAGGAGCTGGAACAGAAGGCCCAGCAGGAGCACGAGCAGCGCGTCTGGACCGAGTATCAGGCACGCGCCCAGGCCTTCGCCGCGTCCAAGCCCGACTTCGAGGAGGTGGTCTCGGGGATTCGTTTCCCGCTGCCCCACGAGGTCCAGGCCGCGATCGCCGCCCATGAGTCCGGGCCGGAGATCGCATATCACCTCGGACTCAACGACCAGGACGCGTTCCTCCTGTCGCTGGCTCGGCCCGAAATGGCCCAGCAGGCGCTGGAGGTAATCGTGTCGCGCATGAAGGCGGCGCAGACCGGCGACTCGCCGGCGCCTTCGGCACCCGCAGCCAACCCCGCGGCCACCACCAAACCCATCAGCCAGGCACCGGCTCCGCCGCCGCGTGTCGGCGGTCGCGCTCCGACGGAAGTTCCGCCGGAAAAGATGACCGACGACGAGTGGTACCGGCGCGAGCAGGAGCGCAGGCGCAAGCGATAAGGAACCTGACCAATGAGCAACGTCGGACAGGCTCTCACGCACCAGATGGTCGCTCGCGAGGCGGCCAAGATCCTGCTGGAGAGCAACAACGTCTTCACCCATATCAACACCGACCGCAAGCGCGAGTTCGGCGAGGAGGTCAACGGCTACAAGAAGGGCGACACCGTGAAGGTGATGGTCCCTCCGGTGCCGGTGACCTACGCCGGCGCCACGTTCGCCGGCGGCGGCTCGGCTCCGCAGGCCAAGGAGAGCTACGTCGACCTGACCGTCGACCAGCGGCTGCACGTCCCGCTGACCTTCACCGCGAAGGAAAAGAAGCTGGAGATCACCGAGTTCCGCGAGCGGTTTCTGCGCCCGGCTCTGACCTCTCTGGCGTCCATGGTCAACGCGGTGTTCCTGCGGGAGATGTACTACCAGACCCCCTACGTGGTCGGCGCCTGGGGCACGGTGCCCGGCAGCCGTGCGCCGTGGCGCAACGCCGCGTCCATGCTCGACCGATTCCTGGCCCCCGAGGACAGCCGGTACGCGCATATCTCGGTGGACGCCAACGACGCCCTGGCCGAGGCCAACGCGTCGCTGTTCCACACCTCGGACGAGCTGCGCGGCGAGTTCAGCAAGAACGCCATCGGCATGTTCGCCGGCCTGGAGTTCTACAAGCAGCTGAGCCTGCCGGTGCACAGCAACGGCGCGGGCGCCGGCTACCTGGTCGACGGCGCCAGTCAGGTGGGCTCGGTGCTCAAGGTCAAGACCGGCACCGGCGACATCACCAAGGGCTCGACCATCACGATCGCGGGCGTCAACGCGGTGCACCCGATCACCGGCGAGGATCTGGGCATCCCGGCCCGCTTCGTGGTGGCTGACAACGTCTCCAGCGGTGCGTCCGAGATCCCGATCTACCCGGCCCTGGTGCCCAACAGCACCTCGCAGCGCGGCAACGTGACCGCCGCGCCGGCGGACAACGCGGCCATCACCATCTTCGGCACGGCCGCGGAGGGCAAGCGGCAGAACCTGGTGTTCCACCGCGACGCATTCGCGTCTGCCTTCGCGCCGCTGCCGGTCCTGGCCTCGTGCGAGGGCTACACCGCGACGGTGAAGGGCCTGTCGGTGCGCGTGATGACCTTCGGCGACGGCAAGAGCGACGAGGAGCACACCCGCATCGACGTCCTGTTCGCCAAGCCGGTGGCGGTGCGGCCGTTCCACGCGTGCCGCGTCACCGAGTGAGGCGACGCCGGAAACGGGGACGGGCGGCTGCGGTCGCTCGTCCCCGCCTCCATCATCGAGGGGAGACCCCATGACCAAGATCAAGTACCCGGCGATGCTCTATCAGGGAGGCGTGGTCGGCGACGACTGGCGCATCGTGGCCAACCCGGACGAGGAGGCTGCCGCGCGCCAGGACGGCTATCTGGCGCCGGGCGAGGTGGCAGACGTCGCCAGCGCAGGCGAAGGCGACGCGGCGAAGGCCGGCGCCGGCAAGGCCGCCAAGGGCGGCAAGGGCAAGTAAGCCATGAAGGTCGCGGATGTCGTAAAGGATGCGCTGCTGCTCCTGCGCGTCATCGACAAGGAGGATGCGCCGGAGGACGCTGACGCCCGCGACGCCATCCGCGCCCTCAACCGGATGATGCGCGCCTGGGAGGTCGACGGGCTGCCGCTGGGGTGGTCGGACGTCAGCACCGTCCAGGACGACCTGCCAGCGCCGCCGGAGGCCGAGGAGGCCATCGTCTACAACCTGGCCCTGCGCCTGGCCGGGCAGTTCGGCCGCGCCGTCGGCGCCGACGTTGTCACGCTGGCAAGCGACGGCCTGGCCACCCTGCGCGCCCAGGTCGCATCCAACGATTACGCACGCTGCCGCTACGACGACCTGCCGCTGGGCACTGGGCAGCGTGGCGGCAGCTGGCGTGACTGGTTCAATAGCTGATGCACCGCCAGATCCCCATCGTCGGCGGGTTCTACCGCGACCCGAACCTGCACTGGTCGCGGCAGGACTGCCTCAACTGGATCCCGGTGCGCGCCGAGCGCGCGGGTGGCCTGACCGAGTGGCAGCTGCGCGACGCCCCTGGGCTGCGCCCGGCGGTACAGGTCAAGCAGGGCCCGGGCGGGATCCGTGGCGCCCGAAACGTCGAGGGCAAGCTGTTCGTCGTTGTCGGCAACACCCTGTACCAGATCACCAATGCCGGGGTGGCGGTGGCACGCGGCACGATCCCTGGCGTCGGCCGGGTATCGATGGCCCACAACGCGAAGGGCCTGGGCAACGAGCTGCTGATCGTCAACGGCTCGGCCGGCTACGTTTACGACACGCAGACCCAGAAGCTGGCGAAGGTCACGGACACGGGCTACCCGGGCGCCACGGTGGTGGACTTCGTGGACCAGTACCTGGCCCAGGTCGAGCCCCAGGGCCGCTACTGGTTCCACTCCGACCTGGCTGACGCGCACAACTACAACACCTTGGACCGCTACCAGGCCGAGGGCGACCCGGACCGCATCGTGTCGCTGCTGGTCTCGCACCGCGAAGTGCTGGTCTTCGGCGCCCAGAGCATCGAGCCCTACGTCAACACCGGCGGGGCGACGGGCACCTTCGAGCGGGCATCGAACACGGTTATCGAGTGCGGCTGCGCGGCCCGGTTCACGCCGCGGCGGCTGGACAACTCGGCGTTCTGGCTGGACGACCAGCGCCTGGTGCGTCGCCTCGACGGCTACACCCCTGTCATCCTGTCGACCGAGGCCATCGCCGCGGCATTCCGCGAGTGCACGCAGGCCGAGGTTTCGCAGGCCTACGCGTTCACGTGGGAGGACGCTGGGCACAAGGTCTACTACATCACCGTCCCGGGGCGCTTCACCTTCGGCTACGACGCCAAGACGGGCGAGTGGCACCGTCGGGCCAGCTTCGGCCTTCCGCACTGGGCGGTGTCCGACGTGGTGTTCTGGAATGGCCGCTGGTACGCGTGCGACAGCCGGTTCCCGCGCCTGTATGAGCTGGACCCCGACTACAAGCTCGACGGCACCGATCCGCTGGTGCGCGAGCGCACGGCCGGGGTGCTGTGGGCCGAGCAGAACGACCTCACGCTCGATGAGGTCGAACTCCTGTTCAACACCGGAGGCCGGTCCACCATCCCGGAGGAGGCGAGTGCACGGCCCCTGAGCCTGACGAGCCCGCCGTATCCCACGGCCATCGTGGAATCCACGGCTGTCTCCGCCGAGCTGCTGGACATGACCCTGCGCCGGGTGCGGTTCGATGCCGAGCCGCCGCCGGAATTGCTGCAGGTGTCCGCTTCGCTGCAGGGCCTGACGCTGCGCTATCCGCTGGCCTATGCCGATGCGCCAGTGGAGGCGGTGGCGGTCGAGCCGTCGCTGGTCGGGATCACGCTGCGGGCACCGCGCGTCTACGCCAGCGCGCCGACCGAGCACCTCGCGGTCACCCCTTCGCTGCAAGCCATCACCCACCGCGCCGCCCGGCTCGATGCCAGCGCCGGCACCGAGGCGGTGGCCCTGACCCCCTCTCTGATTGGAGTATCCCTGTATGTGCCGTGAGCTCGTGTTCCCCGTTTCGGTCGGCCTGCACAACGAGTACAAGCTGACCACCCACAAGGCCGATGCGCAGGGCAACCCGATCCCCGGGACCGAGCGCGACCGCACGGGCTGGTTCCACAACCTGATCACCGACCATGGCCTCAACCAATTTGGCGTGCTTCGCAACAGCTTCACAAACTGGGCGCGCGGGTGCCGGGTGGGATCGGGCAACAGCACGCCGACCACCAGCGACACCAACCTCCAGGCGACCATCGCAACCACCAACAACTTCATCTATGTGGGGCTGAGTCGGCAGCTGGCTGAGGCCCCGTATTACATCGAAAAGACCACCATGTACCGATTCGGAGTCGGCGCGGCGGCCGGCAACGTCGCCGAGGTCGGGCTGGTGGCAGGGACTAGCGACAGCGAGGCAACCAACCCGGCCACGCCGGTGGTCACCCGTGCCCTGGTGGTCGACAGCAACGGCGACCCCATTGTGGTAACGGTGCTGGCCGACGAGATCCTGGACGTGACCGTGCGCCAGCGCCTCTACATCCCTGGCGACGTCACCGGAACGATCGTGCCAGCGGGTGGGGTGTCCGGGGCGATCGACTACGTGATTAGGCCCTGCTATGTGAACCGGAATCCCGCCGGCACCAACCTGCCTGGATGGGGCGACGAATACACCACCTACACCTGCTGGAATTTTGGCTTGCGCCAGCAGGCGGCGGCGTTTACGGGGGCCAGCTCCGGGATCCAGGGCATCACCGATGGCCCGACAGGCACGAAGGTCAGCGTCCCGTCCGCGGGGTACACGTCGCCCCCGTACATCCCCAACAGCTACTACACCGACGTGAAGGCCGCCTATGGCCTGGACATGGCTAATGATCCCAGCGGCATCGGCGCGATGATGCTGCCATTCGGCAGCTGTTCGTTCCAGATCGGATTTACGCCGCGGATCATGAAAACCTCAGATCACCTCTTCGACATCACCCTGCGCCTGACCTGGGGGAGGTACGCGCCGTGATCCCGGAGGAGCGGTTGTCGTCTGCGCCCGCGCCGGCGCGTTTGCTCAACCCGTGGAGCATGCGCGACGATGTGTCCGAGCACTGGGGCCCGGTTGCGGTGCAGGACACTTCGCTGGGGCTGACGCACCGCCTGTGGCGTGCCCGAATCGACGGCCCGCATGTCCTGCTGTCGGCCGAGGGCGTGGCCGAGTCGACCCTCTACACGCACCCGGAAGCGCTGCGCGAGGTGTCGCTGGCCTTCGATCAGAACGGCCTGCCGTACCTGGCCCTGGTGGACGTGACCGGCGCGGCGTTCCTGCGCTGGTATGACCCACTCGTTCCGGGCATGACCGTGACGCAGCTGGCCGCGGTCGTGGTCAATCCCCGGATCACGCTGGACGATGCGCGCCCGTTCAACGTGGCGAACTCCGACGTGATCCTGGCCTATGTGCGCGACGGCCTCCTACGGTACCGCCGCCAGCGTGACCGATTCGATGTCGAGTTCACCCCGCCGGTGGGTGAGGATGGGCAGCCGGCCGAGGTCCGCATCCTCAACCACGTGTCGATGAACGACGGCCTACGGCTTGAGTTCCTGGTCGACTTCGACCAGTCCGGCCTCAGGCCGCGGGCGGCTCGGTCCTTCACCGATCGCAAGGTGCAGCTGACCGTCCAGCGCAACGGGCAGGTGCATCGCATCGCCACGCGCGAGAAGTCTCTGGGCGAGCTGGGCGAGTACTCCCGCCGCGTGCGATTCAACCGCTTCGGGCAGGCGCGGCGCTTCGACATCACCATCCGCGTGACCTCGCCGTGTCCGGCGCACCTGATGGGCGCCGCTGCGCGATTGGAGGTGGAGGGTGGCTGAGCTGGTCCAGTTGCCGGACGCGCCGGACGACGCGCAGATCCGGGCCTTGGAATGGGCGATGGCGGGCCTGCCGCCGGCCGAGTTCGAGTACGAGCACCACTTTGCCGACGGGGTGTACTGCCGCGTCATGCACGCCAAGGCCGGCACGGTCATGGTCGGCAAGCGGCACCGCACCTCCACCGTGAACATCCTGGCCCGGGGCACCATCCGGGCCACCAGCGAGGACGGCACCGTGCGCGAGCTGAGCGCACCGCATGTGTTCGTCTCGCCGCCGGGCTGCAGGAAGGTCGGCCTGGCCCTGACCGACGTTACCTGGATCAACGTGCACGCCACGAGGCTGACCGACCTGGCCGCCATCGAGGCGAAGTTCATCGTGCCGGAGCCGCCCGTGCCGGCCATCGCGAACGACTGAGGAGAGGTCATGTCCTGGATCAAGGCAGGCGCCGCCCTGGCGGGTGTCGCCGCGAATTACTATGGCGACAAGAAGGCGGCCGCCGCCCAGCAGAAGGGCTACGACGCGGCCACCGCAGAGCAGCGCCGGCAGTTCGACCTGGCACGCGAGGACCAGATGCCCTGGCTGCAGGCCGGCCAGCGGGCGCTGCATCAGCTCGAGCAGCTGAACTCGGGCAACTTCTCCTCGTTCACCGCGTCGCCGGACTACCAGTTCGCCCTGACCGAGGGGCTCAAGGGGCTGGACCGCAGCGCCGCCGCGCGGGGAGCGCTGTGGTCGGGCGGCGCCGACGCGGACCGCATGGCCTACGCCTCGGGGCTGGCGACGCAGAACTACGGCAACTACTACAACCGGCTGGCCAGCCTGGCCGGCCTGGGCCAGACCACGGCCTCGGGCCTCGGCACGCTGGGCGCCAACTACGCCAGCAACGCAGGTCGCCTGGCGCTGGGCGCGGCCGACGCGCGGGCCAGCAGCTACCGCGACCAGGCCGACACCATGACCCAGCTGGTCGGTTTGGGCGGCGGCATGCTGGCTGACTGGTACCACGGGCGGAGGGGCTGAGCATGGCCGACCTGTACAACATGCTGGCTCAGGTTCGCGCTGGAGAGGACCGCGGCCGCCAGCGCTACCAGAACCGCCTTCTCGGCCTGGCCTACAGCGCCCCGGCGCAGGAGCGGACGGCCCTGCTGGGGCAGGTCGCGCAGTCGAGCCCGACTGTGGCCCTGCAGGCGGAGCAGGCCTTCGGGAAGCGCGACACCGACCGGGTCGGCAGCCTCGCGGCGAAGGCCCGCTACATCGTCGGCATGGCCAAGGCGGGCCAGCGTGACGCCGTGCGCGGCATCTATCCGCAGCTGGCGCAGGAGGCCCGGCAGCTGGGCCTGGGCGACGTGCCGCTGGAGTGGGACGACGCCTTCCTCCCCGGGCTGGAGCAGCTGGCGAGCTACCAGATCCGGCCCGCCGAGGGCGCGCCGGCCGGGTACCGCCAGTTCCAGCTGATGGCCGAGGCCGCTGGGCTCAAGCCGGGCACCCCCGAGTACCAGCAGGCCGCGAAGATCGCGCTGGGGCAGGAGGGCCGGGCCAGCAGCGCTGGCTTCGGCTTCGACAGCATCGACATCGGCGACGGCCGCCCGCGCCCGTCCCGCCAGAATCCGCGCACGGGCGCGCTGGAGTACTACGACGAGCGGGTGGGCGGATGGGTGCAGCTCGGCGGCCCGGCCGCAATGGGCATGCCCGCGCCGACCGCGCCGGCGGCCACGCCGCAGCGCGGCGCTCCGTCGGCCGTCACGGGCACCCCGGCCGATGCGGAGGAGGCGGCCAAGCTCGCAAACGCCTACTACCAGCAGCTCCGGGCGGCTGGCCTGCCGGACGAGCAGGCGGCGCAGGCGACCGAGGTCTACCTGCAGGGGCTGCAGCGGCAGAGCGCCAGCGCTCCTGCGTCTGCCGGCGTGCCCCCGGCGGCCGCCGCGCCCGCGCCGTCTGCGCCCTCGGCGGGCGCGCCCCTGCTGGTGCCCGACATGCAGCGCGGCGGACTGGTCGCGCCCCCGGGAATCGGCGCCGGCCGGACCAAGGAGGAGGAAGCGGCCGCGACCGAGGCCGCCAAGCTCGGTGTGCAGCTGCAGTTCGCCCCGGCCATGGCCGCGGCGGAGGCCGACGCCGCTCGGCAGAAGAGGCTGGCCGAGGCACAGGCCGAGCAGCAGGCCGAGGCACCGAAGCGCCAGCAGCGCTTCCAGCAGGCCCTGCAGGCAGCCCGGAACGTCGAGACCTCGATCGACCGCGCGCTGCAGATGATCGGCCCGATGTCGACCGGCTTCGTGGGCGCCCGCCTGCGCGGCGTCGAAGGCAGCCCGGCCTACAACCTGGCGGCCGAGATCGAGACGGTGAAGGCGAACCTCGGCTTCGACCGCCTGCAGCAGATGCGCGAGGCCTCCCCGACCGGCGGCGCGCTGGGCGCCATCGCGGTGCAGGAGCTGGTGGCCCTGCAGTCCACCGTGGCCAACCTCGACCCGAACCAGAGCCCGGAGCAGCTGCGGGCGAACCTGCAGCGCGTGCGCGACCACTACGCCCGCTGGCGGGCCGCGGTGGAGCAGTCGCTTCGGGAGGAGGGCCAGCAGGGGCGGCAGCAGCAGTCCGGCGGGCCGCGTCCGCCGGCGCCGGGGACCATCGAGGACGGGTATCGCTTCAAGGGCGGTGACCCGGCCAATCCGAGCAACTGGGAGCGCATCTAATGGCTGGCCCGTGGGAGAAGTACCAGCAGAAGGACATGGTGGCCGCGGCCCTGGCCGAGCCCCCGGCCGAGGGCCCGTGGGCACGCTACGCCGCCGCAGTGCCGGCCGCGGCTGACGAGGCCGGGCGGCTGCGGGACGAGGGCGGCAAAGAGCCCTCGCTGGAGATCGACATCGTCGGCGGCATACCGGAATCCCAGGCCCAGACCGCCCAGCCGCAGCAGGGCGGCCTGATGCGCGACCTCGGCATGTCGGCGCGCTCGGTCATCCAGGGTGCCGGGTCGCTGATCGGAGCCATCGGCGGCGACGCCTTCAACTACTACCTGGTCCCCGGCGACCAGCCGACCTACCGGGAGGCCGCGTCCGCGCTGGCAGACCGGCTGGGCCTACCGAAGCCGGAGACCGCCGGCGAGCGTGTGCTGGGCGACGTCGGCGAGGCGCTGACCGGTACCGGCCTGACCTTGGGCTTGGGCGGCCTGCTCAACGCCGGGCGCTCGGCCGTGAGCGCCGCCGCGCCTACGGCGCGCAACCGGCTGGCGGAGC